AGTCGACTATTTCCAAGAAGCCTGCAAAGGTTTTGATATCCTAAGTAAGCTTTCGTGGGCAGTTCAGCATACCCTTATTGGGCATATTGTTCCGTACACGGACCTCGCTAGGGACAGACTTGTGGCGCGTTGCCACGAGCTTGGCCTTGACGAAGAGGATGTGGCCGACCTCGTTGTGTGCATGGGGGGCGCTATTCGCGCTCTTCTTGACGCTGGTCTAATCTATGAGTTACCCATTCCGGGCGACTTACTAGATGAAGACCTGAGGGAGTTTGGCCTAGGTTCTTAACATTATGAAGGAAGTATACCCAAATGGGTGCAATGACGAATCTTCTCGTCAAAGACGACGGAACTCCGACAGAGTTTACCTTGGTCCCAGTCACGGACACGCCTGTTCCTTTCTGGCGTGCTGCCGTGGCCAACGTCCCGGTCGATGGTCAGCCTCGGCTGACCTTTTCGATCGAGAAGTTGAAGTCAGGGGATTACAAGGCAAGTGCGAAGCTCGAGGTCCCCGTGATGGAGACTCTCGGTGCGTCGGGGACATCAGCAGGGTACGTGGCTCCTCCGGCGGTGGCTTATACCAACGTCGGCTGGGTTACTGTCATTTGTTCGGCGCGATCGACGATCGCGGACCGAGCGAATGTCCTGCGGATGTTGTGCGGTATTGCCCAGGGTGCATCCAGCACCACCAATACAGGCACTTTGGCAAACAACGCAGCGGCGGACGCATGGAAAAGTTCCGTGCTTCCGATTACGCAGGCGTTTATCAGCCTCATCCAGCCGAACTAGGAGGGATCCTAGTGGCTACTTCATCATACCCCTCTAAAGCAGGAGTACGCAATGGAGTTCGACGAAAGTAAAGGCCTAGGGGAAACCCTGGCCTTCATCCGGGAACTTTCTCGCGAATGTGCTTCCTTGGGTGGCCCACGTGCACGGGCGCTAGATGCGCTCGTGCAGTTGAATACGGTGGGCGCTTACCGCGAACTGATAGAGCGTAAGCTCGACCCAGTCACGGTTGACGAAGGTGACGTAGAAGACTACTTGTACGCGCGCCAGATAAAGGCCCTTGTTGAAAAACAAGGCTTCCTCGATCTGGGGTACGACAAAGAGGCTGAAGCGTTGCGTAAGTTTATGGAAGCTGAACAAAGATGCCGCGATACGAACGAAAGGCTATGGTCGAAGCGTCCCGAATGGGACGTGGGCGGTGTATTGTATACCGCTCAACGAATAATCGCTTCTATCCTTGGCCCAGTACCTTCCTACGCGGACTTGCCATTTTTGTTCGGACCCGGTGCCTCGACCAATGTCGTGGGGCGTGTCGCGAGCTTTCGAACAAAGCTTGCAGCGCCAATGCAGTGTAGTCAGAGCCTTGTTGAAGGGCTAGGGGAATTCTTAGAAGAATTTCCCCTCTGGTGCGACCGCGTGGCTACTGAGCATCTTCAAGATGCTTGGCGAGTCAACGTAGAAGTACGGCCTGCTAGACTTGGCTTTGTGCCAAAGACATCTAGGACAGATCGGACCATCTGTGTGGAGCCCTCGCTCAATGCCTTAGGGCAAAAGGGTATAGGTTCCTACATGA